AACCAGCCTTTAGATAATTCAAGTTTATTGAGCTTGAATTGGTTTCTACCAGTACCGGAACCTTCAGATTTAGCTTTTGCAGCTGTTCTGCTTTCACGATATGGGAAGACGACTAAACCTTTAACGTGAGTAAAGGCGATGTCGTTTAAGATTGGTGACAATTTACCTTCTTCTTTGAGGAAGTCGAGTAAGATACTAGTAGGAATTAAGATTCCACCATTGTTAACACCATTGACTTCAGAAGTAGCTGCAACATAGGTTGTAGCAGTTGTAGTCAAGGCTTTATCTAAGGCTCTTTTTTCTTCTTCAGAGACAGAGTCGATTGCCTTTTTTCTGGCGTTCATGCCAGCTAAGAAGCATAAAGCTTGTCTTTTTGTGAATTCCATAGTTGGATTTACCTCTTTCCCTCTTTCGAGTTCTTCACGGGCTTGTCTTTCTAATTCTTCGACGCGAGCATTAAGCCCATTTCTCTCGTCGATAAGTTTTTGAGCCTCTTCGTTAAGTTCTTTAGCGCGGGCTTCGGTTAAGTCAGGAAGTTCATTTTCCTTATTAATCTCAGCAAGTCTCGCCATTATCTCAGCGTGTCTAGCTCTTAGTTGTTCTAAGTTCATGTGATACCTCCTGTGGATTTCATGACTTAATATCAGCAGATCCGAGTAGATCTCTTGTTGACTTACGAATTTCTTCAATTCTAGCCGCCTCCGCAGCTGCACGTTTGTCGGCCTCCACCTGTTTGCGGATGTCTCCACAATCCGCTTTACTACGTGCATGTAGACTTGTTTGTTCGTAGGCAGGAACCATAACTGCAGCTACATCGTACAAGGCACGAATGTGATTAATCGTTCTGTTAATAACGAATGTTTCTTCATCCTCCTTAGTCTCGATAACGCAGTCTTGGTCTTTATCTACTGTGAAGGCAAAGGACATACGGTCCAAAATACCTTCCTCTACTAATTTGAATAACTCTTGACCAGTTGGAGTATCGATGACTTTAGCACGCATATGTACACCGTCATCTTTTCCTTCTAATACAAGTGATTTATTACGCACCCTAGCGACAGGGAACATATCTTCCGAATGATTAAATTTCATGAAACAGTTATCACTATCGGTTTCCTCATTAACAGCACCTCTGGTAATTGTCTCATTGAGAATAACCATCTTGCCATCGAATGGGTCCTTATAACGTAAGATTTCAGTTGGAGCGTCATATACGATTGGAACACCTTCAATAATCATTTCTTTTTCTTCTTGACCATCTTCGTGTTTCCTAACCTCGCTATGAGCTCTGACTTCGACTAATCGATGATAATCACCTGCGCGAATCATACGTTCCATTAAGGCTTTCTTTTCTTCATCAGTCATCTTTGTCATCCTCCTTAGGATTATTTGGATCTATTTTCTTCGACGGATCATTAGGATCATCTTCCCCGTCTCCATCTTTTGTATATGTCTGGTTGATATAAACTTCATCGCCGCCTTCGATAGTAGGCATACCAAGAAGTCTATTAATATCGTTTTGTCGATACTTAGCGCTCTTAACAAGGATTGAGGCATAAAGCGCTTTTTCTTGTGGTGATAGAACGACTAACGGATTTGTATCTCCAGCGATTCTATTTCCCGCATTAAGTTCGCCAACAGTGAATAACTTATAAGTCAATTCTTCAGCGATCTCTTCTACGAGCGGTTCAATGGTAGTCTCATAATAGGACTGCCAGTTCTTGGAATCGAATTTACCCTTACAGATATCAGGCGTACATCCCATGTACTCATAGATATCATTCTTAAGTGATTCGATTTCAGGAGCCTGCGCCCACTTACCATTACTCTGAACTTCTGTGAGCTTCTCATTACCACTTACGTAGATAACGCCATCGTTAGATTCTAAGAACCTACGAGCGTATTCTTCTTGTCTTGCCTTCATATTAGGTTCACTAACTGGAGCACCCGCTTGAATAATGAATCGAATGTATTGAGACGCTTTCATCGCAGCTGCTAAACCTGAATATGACGCCTGGATTCCCTTTAAGGTTTCCGCGATTGGTAATGAGTATTTCCCGAATAAACCACTTACGCTTTCTGCGTTTCTTTTAAGAACGAGAAGTTGCGATTCTTTAACGTAGTGTTGCTTACCATTAATCGAGAAGTCGAAGTAGCACTCGCCATTGATTAAGGACACGCGACCGACACTATCTAGAGTAATTGGCCATAAGCCCCCAATCGCCGATGGTTTACTGAAATCCCATTCTATGTAGATTAGAGCGATTTGATCTCTCCAATAGTTAGCACCGACTTCCTTCCAGAACTGACTCGCTGACTGGAGTCGATTTGGTCTAAGGTTTAGAAGCCTTAGGAGGTCCTTTTTCGTTTCGCTTGGTTTATCTTTTAATAGGTGAACGAATTTGGTCTTAGATAAATGTCTTGCATTAGTGTTAACACACGACATATAGGTAGCATTTGTTTCCTTATTAGCCTTTTCATCGTAGCTATTGAACCAGCCCATCGGCATAATCATTCCATTAGGCTTTTGGGTTTGACGGCCGAATATTCTACTAAAAAAGTTTGTTACAACGCCCATCTAATTGCCTCCTTCCTCACTTTGTGTCACTTGAGTTTCGTAGTTAGGGAGATACGAACTCCTATTTCGACAGAACTCGACCAACGCATTTAGAATCGTTGCCGGTCCATCTATTTTATTGCCACGGCCATCTTCAGCTTTCTTAGGCATTAGATTGCCGTTTCTATCTACGACTAGTTGAATGTTAGCTAACATCCACTTGGTTATAGGATTGTTCTGATACACTAGTGTCTTGCTCTGGAGCATTGCTTTCATCTCCTGCATTGGGATACTAAGTGTTTTGAATCCCTGGGCGACTGCTTCTTGACACATATCCTCGGACCAACCTAGATCAGATATTTCTTTCACTAAGTAGCCAGCCGAGTACGAGTCATAACAGATCTTCGCGTATGTCCATCCGTGCTTCTGAAACATCTCTAAGAGATAATTCGCAATATCGTGATAGTTGATTAAACCACCCATATCACTAACACGAAGTAGACCACGTTCTATCCAAGCGTTCCATGGAACCTTAGAGGCTTTTGCCACTTCGGATTCCAGGAATTTCATGGTAGCCCAGTATTGAGTAATAGCGATGACCTTACAGTTCTCTTCATCGAATAGAAGAGTTGTGAAGGCGGTCAAGTCGCCTGTTCTGGATAAGTCGTATCCACCGATTACCATAGAGTTATCGAATTTCTTCAATTCCTCATCAGAATAAATAGTTGGATTCTGAATGACGTCTCCATCAAGCCAAGTGATGTTATTCACGCCTACGATATTAAAGTCCTTGACCTTAACTGTAGCTGCGTAATTCTCATCAGCTTGCATATGAGCGACTTCGCTTCTGAGATACTCATACTTCTTAATCTCTCCAAGACTTGGGTTAGCTTTAATCCAGCAGTCCTCATCATAGATTTCCTTTGGATCATCTAACATGTAGAGGAGAGGCATGAAGCCTGGGTCATCGACGGCTCCGCTTAGCACCTTATGCGCGTAGTCGAGCATATCATCGAATAATGCTTCGCGGACAAAGCCCGCAGTTGTGATCATCGAGACTAACGGCTGACTTCTTGTAGATGTTGACTGCTTCAAGATGTCATAAATTGAACGTTTTAACTCGTGGATCTCATCGATGATGGCGCAAGAAGCATTTAAGCCATCGAGTGTCTTTGGGTTATTAGATAATGCTCGGAAGTAAGAATCTCGTTCAGGAACGGATATCTCATTGACCGGGTATAACCTTGCGTGCGTTATCTTTTCAATATTAGGTTCCTTTAAGCGCATGGAGAATGCTTCTTCGAGGATACGTTTTGCTTGCGCATACGTAGTCGCAGCTGCATAAATCTCGGCGCCTGGGTCTTCGAATATCTCCAGATATAACCCTAACGCTGCATTTTCTGTAGACTTGCCATTCTTACGAGCTCGGACGTCAAAGACCTCACGGAATCTTCTAAGTTTGGTTTCGCGACTCAGTATCCCGAATAGGCACTGATATTTCGCTTTCTGGAAGAGGCAAAGCTTTAATGGCTTACCATTCCAGTCGCCTTTAGACTGTCTACAATAGCCTTCGGCGAACTCTATGAACTTACTGCCCTTCTTTTCAGAGAAGTACCACTTAGGATCCTGATTAAGAATAATCGGCTTGATGTGGTTGCAGTAGAACATCCTTATCCATTTTGAGACAACGATCTCGCCGTTTTCGATTGCCTCTATGTACTGAGCGATATAGTTCACTATGCGCTCGGCTTATCTACGAATGGAATCTCATCATCTTCATCTGCGAAGAGACTATCGAATCCACCCTTAGCTGATTCCTTTTTCTCTTTAGGCGGAACCTTACCCATTCTTATTCGACCGACTGGCGAGAGACACAATATCTCAGCGTAGCGTGCGATAAGAGTGCCTTGTTCGTTCATTATTTTGATAAGAGGATTCTGGGTTGCGATTTCGTTGTTATACTTATCCAGTTTAATAACGGTAACCTCACATCCCTCTTCTTCAAACTGTTCCATCGCTCTTTCGTAAATCGCGACTGAATTGCAGTACGCCATAAGCGTCTTCACATCTAAGTCGTTAAGTACATCGACTCCTAACTTACGATAGAGTGGCATAAGCCTTTTCCATTCAGCTTGTGCTTTTGGGTCCTTAAGGACCTTCGGACAAGACAGACCGTCAGGAACTGCTTTATGAGACTTCCTAGCTTGTTCGCGAGCCTCTAATTCGGCTTTTGTGTAGTTATGTGAATTCTCAGTTTTAACTTCGTTCTTAGGTTTTCTCCCTTTCATGTCTTATCACCGTCCGTAATATAAGGGGTAACATCGACTTCCCTAGGTTCCGCTGTTCCTGGGAACATCCGCTTGTTCCACTATCAGCAATAGCTTTCCGAGGTTCCGTTTCCGATTCCGTTGGAACTTATCACTGGTCGACTTCATCCTTGCTGAGGGGAATCCATCTAGTCGCGACGTGTGGCGGGAAGTCGATGAAACTTTCATCTTTTCTATAGAATTCTACGAAATGCTCCAGAATTAACCGATTTAGTAGGTTTTTAGTACTTTTTGGCTAATTTTTGGGTACACACTAATCCGCAGTCCAGGGCCGTTAGTGAAGAGGTCTGAAAATTTGAGACCCCTACCCCCCGTACCTTCTTTTGATGATGACGTCTCCAGTCTCAGTGAACTCGATTTTGTTCGGATTGCGACCTTCCTCATCACATCTAGCTTGGTCGTGGCATGACTTACACAACAGCTCGAGATTATCTGGATTGATGGAGATATTCGGATCATCGATATTCTCATCAGTCAGTGGAATCTTGTGATGGACTTCAGTCCCTCGACGTCCACATCTCTCGCATAAACCTTTGGCCATCATAATCTTCTCTTGTTTCGCCCGTTTCCAGATTATGGAGTCGTAGAATCTTCTTCGTTTAATGCTGACTGTGTATTTACCTGGCATAATTCTAATTGGCGACCTAAGGTCCAATCGTGGTACGGACGGGACCACATTGATTCCTGTCGGTCAATACGCATTATATATGTATACAAAAAAGTAGGCAATCGCTTTATGCGTTTACCTACCTGTTTAGCTGTGTACATTTTTTCTTTATACGTTGCAGGATTTTTACTACACCATCTTTCGTATAATGCGTGTAGTCTGCTACTTGTTGTAATGTCCTATTCTTCACGTAGTGAAGATAGAATATCATGAAGTGGTCTTCTTCTGTACGTACGAATCTACTTAGATCGCACCGATCGCGATTCACTTGAAGTTGCAGATTTTCCACTATTTCAATTTGTCGTGCAATTATCGTGTCGTATGACCGCTTTTTTGTTGTCATACACTTCTTCTGAAGATGTTGATAAGAGGCTAATTGGTCCTTAGCTATTCTAAGTGATTTTGTATCCTCAAGATATTCTGCTATCTTCTTTAATGCCGGCTTTCTAATCATAACTTCTTAGCCTCCTTTATTCTTGCTTTTAATGCGACCATTAATCCTTCTTGGACTTGGTCTTTTCTTTTAATTGCTTTATAAACATCTTCGTCCATAGTTCCTTTAACCAGGAGATGATGAATCACTACTGCTTCTTTCTTTTGTCCTTGTCGGAATAGTCTTGCATTGAACTGGAGATAATGTTCCAGATTCCATGTTAGTCCGAACCAGACGATTACGTTTCCACCGTTTTGGAGATTCAGACCATGTCCTGCTTGGGCTGGATGGGCGAAGAATATCTTTATTTCTCCTTTGTCCCATCTTTGCTTTTGCTTTTCTGATCCGTCGAATATCTCGTAATCATATCCTTTGAAGTATGACTTGAATCTATCTAAGTCGTGTTCGTAAGAATATGCTACTAATACTGGTTGATCCGTATCATCGACAATATCCTTTAACGCCTGGAGTTTGATATCGTGAATATCGACGTAGTCGTGTGAATCGTTTTTATAACACGCACCGTTTGCCATCTGGAGAAGCTTACCAGCGACAACACCAGCAGACAAAGCTACTAAAGTCGTATCATCGATGGTCACTAGATAATCGTGTTCCATCTCGTCGTATATTGCTTGTTCACGTTCGCCTAGCTTTAGACTTATTACATTATCTACGCGTTCAGGCATTTTAATGTGATCGCACGACATGAGAGAGAAGCTGATATCCTTAATCTTATCTTCGATAATTTCTTTTGCACCGTTGCGAAGTCTCCAGGAATAAACTTCGTGATTTGGTCCTACCTTGTTTGGAGCGAAGTAGTTAATCTTGAATTTCTCTTCAGATGTGGAGAACCTCTTACCAAAGTCCAATAAATAGATTTGTCCGAATAGATCCAGATAACCATTTGGCGTTGGCGTACCAGTTAGTAGCACCACTCTTGGAGTGACCTTGCTCATCACTTCTACCTGGTGATAGCGTGATGTTCTCTTGGTTCTCCTTTTCTTCATCAATGATGATTCATCGACTACTAACATCTGGAATGGCCACTGTTTTAATTCCTTAAAATAGTCTAATAACCACTCCACATTTTCGACGTTTATTGTATAAATATCCGCTTTTCTGGATAACGCTTTTAATCGCTTAGTTGGCGTACCAATAATTGGCGATATCGATAGATGACGGAAGTTGTCCCACTTCTCTATCTCTTCTGGCCAGGTAAGTCTAGCGATCGATTTCTTGGTGATAACTAATACTCGGTCCACTTCACATCTGTTATAAATCAATTCGTTAATTGCGGATAAGGTACTTGCGGTTTTGCTAACCTAAGCCCATTTCCATAAATACGGCTATACGCGGTTTACTAATAATCTCATTAGTTACGTACGCTTGATAGTCATGTGGAACGAACTTCATACCAGATCACCTCCTTCTTTCAGTATCCCGATGAACTTATCGACTTCTTCATAGTTCTTAATCAGAATGCAGGTTCCTCCATTACGGCGAATCTCATCGCGATGGAACTTTTGAAGTTTAGCGAACTTGTAGTCTTCTGGTTTCTTTAATTCCACGAACACGGTATGTCCGTTATAGACTACTATCCGATCAGGCACTCCAGCGTTACCGGGTGATACGAACTTATAACACTTTCCGCCTAGTTCTTTTACCTTTTTCACTAGACGTTGTTCGACATCGCTTTCGATCATTTTGATACCTCCCTCACTATACCTGATGACATATGTACACATTTTTCTCTATATTATGTAAATTTCAGTCCTGCGTGCTCCGGTACATATTCTTATATGCGCCGGAGAATATATGTGATTTACGTATATTTATAGAATTTATGTCACTTTTGTCACGTTAAGCATTTTTATGATTTTTTATCTTTTAGATAAGTTTATTGATTTTCTTTATGACAATAGCGCGTGACAATCGCTATGACATGACAATAATTTAATGATTTTTAGGTTTTTCTAGTCCTGCGTGCTCCGGCGAGTACGGATATGCGCGCTTGCACCGGAACGGGCAGGAAGGATTTTTATGACTTTTTTGGTCTATTCCACATTCTTTGTGTTCCGTATTCACTTATTGTCATACGTCCGCCAGGTTCCCAACCTAGCAATTTGAATGCGTCGTTTATCGCTCGGCTTTTCACCCTGTCAGTTGAACCACGTGAGTTCCCTAGACACTCGATCCAGAATTCTTGTACACAGGCCTTTTCTCTTAATACCAGTCCATCGGTATTTTCGTTAGCACTGACATTGAAGTCATGTGTTGCACGATAGTACTGCTGACGTTCACCGATTGATTTCTTATTCCAGTCTTTCGGAATTGGAATCGAGAGGAAGTTTTCAAGTGTACCGAGGAATTCATTCTCGTCTGTATGAGCTTCTTGTTGCTCGAGAGCCATTCTCGCAACATCAGCAAGATCCATAATGTTCTCACCTTTGTCGTATAACACTTTCGCTTCAGCCCATAACTGCTTCACTTCATCGAGGGTGATGTCCCATGGATTCTTCTTACTATGACCGTGGCAGTCGATAATAAGGAACCTACGAGCACCAGTGGAATCGTTTAAGAATGTTTCATCGTTAGTTGTACCTATGAAGATACATCTACGTGGATACGGGAGAGTGCGCTTCTGATATGCGCCTCTGAAGGTATCCGTTTGTTTACTTAGGAAGAGCTTAACTTGTTCGCGTTCGCCCTTCTTAAGAGCTGCGAGTTCTCCCCACTCCACGATCCATTGACCGAGTAGGGATTCATATGTTCCTTTATCGATAAGATTAGCTGCACCAGATATGGAGTCAGAGAACCATCTTCCATTTGGCCCAGCAAGGTTACGACAGGCGAATGATTTACCGATACCCTGTTTGCCCACTAGAGTAACGAGGTAATCGAACTTACATCCTGGTTCATATATACGCGCCACGCCTGCTACAAACATCTTTCTAGTAACAGTGCGGACGTACACGTTATCATCGGCTCCTAGGTAATCGATGAAATAGCTTTCTACTCTAGGTACTCCATCCCATTTAGCGCTTTCAATGAAGTCTCTAACTGGGTCGAAGGCGTTTTCACTCATCCAGCCACTCATAGCTGCAGTGAGCTCTCCACGCTTCTTGATCTTGTACACCTTAGCGATGTAACAATAGAGTTGATTATCATCATCATCGGACCAGTTCTTATCGTTACTGGCTCGCACCCACGGAGACTTTCTAATAATCTCTGGATAAGATGAGAAGACGTTGTATCCGGCTAGTCCCTTGAGGTTCTTATCATTGGCGAGAATGATGGAATAGTTTTCAGCGGTTTCAGCATAGCGACCAGTCTGTGGATTTAAGATTAGATCTTCCATCCAGGATTCGTGTTCGCCATCTATTGTGATTTCACCAGCGAATTCGTTAGCTGCTTTAGTTGCCTTTTCAGCTCTTCGTTCAGCTTCGATTTTAGCGTTTGCCTCAGCTACTTCAGGAATGGTTAGAGCCCATTTCCTACAAGCTATGAACGATGGACGTTTCATCGGAGTTATATTGTCTTCGACATTTTCATCGAGATGACCGTACTTATGGATTCTAACTAGATCAAACGCGTTAACACTGCCTTGTCCGTGAACTGGGTCAGTCTGGTGATCGCTGAATAAGTATTGGTCATCATAGACTCTTGCGCCGTTAGATGTTGAACCACCTAAGAAGGTATACCTATTTGGAATTGTTCCTGGCTCATACACATCTGACAAGAACTCAGCTATCGTAGCTTCAATTCCGTAGATACTACAGAAGGCGCCTACGATGTTTTTCTTATCGGCTGGATTACCAAGTTTATCGACTTCGCTTTTACGTAGTTTAGTTTCCTTACTTGAGATTGGCCATTCTTCACAGTTGTGCCAGTCTTTGTAGCGAGCAAGTTCCTCATCGACATCGACTACTTTACCTGGATGAACTTTTCCTATGAACTCTCCATCCTTACTTGTGGTTGGGAAGTACATAAGTCTAGTTGGTTCGTAAGTCGTTCTATCGAATGAATCCATCGATGATATGCACCTACTAGCGACCATACGAGCAAGTGGTTCGTATTCCGCTTCAGAACATTCTCTATTAAGAGGCATAACAAGTCTTAATCGTGGGAACGCACTTGAGTGTTTATGGGTACTATAGATAATAGTTTTATAAGGACACATGAGGTCAATGTCTTCGAGGATATCGGCCGGACAGTCATCAAGGTCGAGTGTGATCAGAGAGTGACAAGCTACGTGACCGCGTCTTCTAAGGCCGTCAGTTAGAGCGCCTCCGACAAAGCCACCCTTACAGGCTTTAATCTTTCCCTGTTCGTCCTTGCTCATGTTCTTATAATCATTAAAGGTTTCTTTCGTATAGAAGGTCTTTGTAAGACGTTTAACCAGGTCTTCCCAGGTTACTTCATAGGGTTCCCATTCAAGGGTCATATTGGACTTGCCAAGTGAGATTCTATATTTATCCATAGCTAGTCCTCCTTGTACCTATAAGGCTCATATTCAAAGTTATTTGCTTTTTTCGAATAAGCCTCATAGTTGTGCATTCTATCGAGTTCGATGGTGGTGCTTAATGAATCAATGCAGAATTCACAGCCGTGGATTCCACAATGAGTAGTAGTATGTCCGTAGTAGACTAATCGACCACAATGAGGACAAATTACTATTGATTTCATCATATCCTTTTTTGCTTCATACACGATTATGCGACCATAGTGTTTGATAGGTGCTCTAATCTTGTATTTGCATAATCGATTTTTAATATCGGTACCGCAAACTGTTTTATAGGTAACCATTGTCCGTTTCCTCCTATAGTTGATCCCATTCAATGGAGCTGGGATTCACTCTTATTGGTAAGCCCCTATCAGCGTAGACATCGATGTACAGTGAAGCAGGGATAATCTCCCTACTTACAGCGATGATGTCTTTTGCAGCTAAAGACTTTTCAATCTTCTTTTTGAACTTCTCATCGGTCATGTAATATGCGTATCTGATCACATATCGACCAACGCTGTTCTTGGTTTGGTAATAGATGATATAGATGGAATCACCGTATAAGTCGATGTTCCTATTCTCTAAGTCTTTTAGTTCGTTCTTAGTCATGGCGATATCCTCTTACGCATTCGAGTTCATCTTTGAGATAGTCAATGCACCAAGCAGCTCTAGCAGTTGGTATGTCTTTCCAGTTAGATTCCCAGTTATCGCCTAAGATGTCAGAAGAGTTCACATAATTACCAATACGCCTATGTGAATTATCGAGCTTCTTTATATAATCGTATTGACCTTGTGTCATATTGTTGTCCGTCCGTTTAGTAGATAATTAGTAGTAAGTTAGTAATTTATTTGTTTACTTGCTCTTAAGAGCATAATCGTGAAGTAATGATTCACGCACTAAGTTAATACCGTTAATTTGTCCTGTGAGTAATCTGGATTCATTCATCTTATGGTTAACGAATTCAAACTGATTCACTGGATTAGGAGTGTCTCGGAGTTCAGCGTTGATTTTATCGAGTTCGTCTTGAACGATTTCTTGAGCTGAATCGCATACTTCGTTAATATCATCTTCGGTTAAGTGAAGAGTCTTTTTCTTCTCCACTTTCTCAGTTCTAGTAGCTTTAGTTTCAGCTTTAGATCTTTCACGCCAGTCCTTAATCTTATGGACTAATTTAACGTAGTCTTCTTCAGAGTTGACTTCGGTTTCATCTAATAAAGCGATGATTCTTTTTACAGTGATTTTATCCATTATGATTTTCTCCTTCTCACGGGTTTACCCGGTTTAGCTAGTCTTTCATTTTGCTCGATTTGGCGACGTCTGCTATTCTCCTCATCAAGCTGTTTTCGGAAGGCTTTATAGTCTTCACATTTTGAGTGGCACCCGATATGTCTACGAGTACAGTCTTTGCAAGTTGCGTTTGACAATTTAATCACCTTCCTTTGTTGTTAATTTGGTAGGCAGTTCTGGTAACGATCCAGAGTCTCGAGGGTAAAAAGGAGTTGGGTGGGAATATGTCGTAACCACCTCGATACTTTATATGGCTATTTTTTGTTACTTGAGGTAAACAACCTTCGCGCTTTCCTTAAGCTAACTGCCTATGTGGTGAATCGCCCTGGACTCAGACCAGGAACTGTGGAGTTTTTGTCCTTAAAAGTTGCAGTCTCGGGAGGTACACTTCTCCACCGCTTTCCTTAAGCTAGCGATTCAGTACTGACACGTGCTCTAGTGGTACGTGCCAGATGTAGTTATTGTTTTAAGTAGTAATCACATTGATATGATTCAGCTCTTAGAGGTAGACCTTCGTTCCACTCTTCTTTAATAGCCATCGTATCTGTGATTTGCTTTTCTAATTCATCAGCCTTATCGACTGGAACCTCCACGATCACTTCATCGTGTACGTGGAATCTAATTTGGAATCCTTTTCCAGATAGCGCCTGCATAGCATAACCGAGACAGTCTCTAGCGGTCGCCTGGACAAGGTTTTCGACGAGCTTACCACCGAAGGACTTCAGTCTTACATATCGACTGGTCTTTGGGTCTTCACCGAGATAAGTCATCGTGTCGCGTTTCTCATCGTTATAGGGTCCATATTGGAATCCCTTCATCGCGAGACACCTTCCGCAAGGTAACTTCATGAACAGTGTGTCCTTGAATAAGCGGAATGCGACTTTGTGTGGGAGTTTTGTAACCACTCCTGGGTTTTTATATGCTTCTACTGCTTTGCTCTCTATAGAGCGCCAGTATTGAACGATAGATTGGTTAGCTTCACGCCATTGGTAGACCAGCTTTTGAATTTCGCTATCGGTCCATCCGAACTTATCGGCTCCCATAGCCTTATAAGCTGCGACACCACCACCGTATCCTCCGGCAAGTTCTGCGACTTTACCTTTGGCACGTTCGATGGAATCATGACCAATCTGATCCACTGGTACATGGAACATTCTGGAAGCAGTTTCTTCGTAGACCTTGCCACCGCGTTGGAACATATCGACTTTCCATTTTTCATCAGCTAACCAAGCGACTACTCTTGCTTCGATAGCGTTATAGTCTGCTACAACAAAGCGGTTTCCCTTGGTTGGTATGAACGCGGTACGAATTAACTGTGAGAAGACGTCCATTACGTTTCCGTAACATAGCTCGAGGTATTCGAAGTCTTTCTTTAGAACTAATTCTCTAGCGAAGTCGAGTGTCGAGTATTTGTTCTTTGGAAGGTTTTGTAATTGAACGATTCTTCCGGCCCATCTTCCTGTACGCATAGCGCCATAGAACATGAGCATTCCGTGAACTCTATAGGACTGAGTTTCTTCATCCCAGACTGCAGCTCTTTTCATTGCCTCGTATTTAGCGACTGAGGTCTTACCGGTTTCTCTTCTGATCTCGAGAACTTCTACGACATCGTATTTCTTCTCTTCGGTTGCTTTAGTGATAATCTCATCGAGGTTATCTTTGGTGATACTGTCGACATAAATCTCTCGAGAGTATAACCAGTTCTTAAGCTGTTCCAGAGAGTTAGGATTCTCAAGGTGAGTTATCTCCATTTGGCGGAGAGTTAACTGGGCCTTGTATTTATCGGAGTATTCAAGGATGTTATCGACTAGTTTCATATCGATCGCTACACCAGCGTCATTGATACGTTGATCTAGTTCATATAAGCGATGTTCACTTTCCCTGGTTGATTCATATCCACACTCTTTCGTATAGATGATTCGTTCAGAGGTGACGTCGCGCTTATGGTATTCTTTGAATAAGTTCCATTTCTCGATGTCATGATGTGGTAAGTTACGAGTTCTGCCTTTATTGGCTTTGGTTGGCTTACACGGCATACAGAAGTAGCGAATAAGTTGTTTACCAACACTTGCCATCTTTGCTTCTTCTGGTGGAAGTCCTAAGGCTTCACCGGCTCCAGCAAGAGAACGAGGCATTCCTAGTTCAGCTGCACGGTTAGCGGTACACTCCCAGTGATAAGGGTCAAGGTATCCTTTGATAATTCCTTTTCTTCTTAAGTACTCGGAGAAGCATACACGTTCGAATGTAGCGTTATGAGCGACTTTGATCACATTTGGATCCATAAGCATTTTGATGAACTCATCAGAGATTACACCGCCTTGCATTAGATCGTTCTGGGTGAACTCGCCATCATCGATACAATAACCGTTAAGCATTATTTCGAAGGCTGGAGAGGCACAGTAGGCGTAGACCCCGCATTCACCGAGGTCCACGTCAGAGTACGTTTCAATATCTATAAAGCAACGCTTTAGATTAGATGTTTCCCCAGTCATCGTCGCCACCATTTGCACCAGATGAAGCTTCATCTGGATTCTTGATATAACCGGCGAAGTCTGCAGCTGCTGAGACACGACCACCACGATGTGGTCCATCAGCGACTTTTTGGATGTTGTTTAATCCACAGGCAATACCCTTATTACCATTTGTGGAGAAGGCAAAGAAGGTGATAGACACATTGGCTTTCATACCAGAGTATGTTTCTTCTTCTCTTCCTGGTTCGGTTAAGTCACGACCATATAAGTCGATGACACCTGGTTTGGTTTTGGCACTGGCTGTCATGAAGTAGCACCCTTTGAAGACCTCATCATCTGGTCTTTCTTTATCTCCATCACGGAGAGGATGTTTACATGAAGCGAGTTCAGGACCTTTGCCACCCCATTTGTCTTTTTGTCCTGCTTCGTGAGCTGCTTTAATAGCGATCTTCACCTTGCGGACTTGTTCTGTGTCGGTCTTTGGTAAGAGAATGACAACAGAGTATTTGGCTTCATTGGTTTCTCCCTTATAAGGGGCTAGAGCGTGAACGTAGCCGAGTTCGACGTTCGTAACGATAATTTTTGCGTTGTTGACTTGATTAGTAGTTTCCATTACACGTTTCCTCCTATTTCTTAATAAAGTCTTTGAAGTCATCACTTGCTTTGCTGACACCGATAGCAGGTCTCTTATCGGATTCAGGAACGAGTGTTGGCTTTCCCGCTGGCTTAGTAATGAGGTCTGGATGTTTTGCCAGGATCTCTTTCATAAGCTTGCTAGATACGATGTCTTCAGCTTGCGATGGAGACACCATCTCTGGCGATTTGAAGAACATTGTCTTCGCGATACCCGTTTCATCTTGGAGTATCTTTATTGCTTTATCTGGGTCAGTCCAGGTCTTATTAGATTTACCTTCGACTACTTTGTAGCCCTTGAAGGATTGGCCTTTGACTGCTTCAGATAGTGCAAATTCTTTTACACCTTTGACGTACTTCTCGATCATGTCGCAGTACGGGAGGAGACCTTCAAGCTCCTCTTTGGTGAGTGTTTCAGGTTTTGGAAGTTTATCGATATCGACAATTTGGATCTTTTCTTCTTCCATTTACTTTCCCTCCTTGTGCTTACCGAGTTTAATGATTTGATTAATCGCATTAATCGCTTGCATGGCACGAGCTCGGCAGACGTGCTTAGCTTTGCAGAACTTACATACCTCTTCACTAGGGTTGAAGTCGCCCTGGTCATTCCAGGCAATTTCAGCTGCTGGCTTTACCACCATTTCTCCCCAGTTACGGATGAAGTCGACATTGAAGTATTCACTGTCATAATTTCCGATTCTTGGTTGAACGATGTGGGTATGTACATGTTTGATTGGATACATCCATAGGAATTCATGAAGTGCGCCTAGAGCGTATAATCGCGGTTGAGGATTACCCTTACATTCGACTTCCACGCCACGACCATGTTTATAGTCAATGATGTGGAGGATATTTCCGGCGATGATACAACAGTCGCAAGTTCCGAATCCCTCTTGAACGTATTCCGAGAAGTCGACTCTGACTTCACAGAACATCATCACGTCTTTGTGAGTTTCACTAAGCTCATCAATGATTCTGATCACGTAGTTGAGATACTTTAGAACGGCGTTCTTCATATCTGCTGGTACAGGTTCTTTATCGATTGGATGAATTGATAGTTCGATGTCTGTAAGTTGATCTGGTCTTCTTCCGGTTTCGTTATAGAGATTAAGGAAGTGTTCCGCTAAGGCGTGGGCTCTAGTTCCTTCGACAGAGAATTCGGTATCTACTTCAGGGAAGTATTCCTCGAGTTTTACTGACTTAGGACAAGCGATCCAACGCTTAGCACCACTTGCTGATAACCTTGCGTGTACTTCAGGCATATTAGAGTGCCTTCACTTTCGCGATAAAGTCTGGAAGCTTTTCGACTGGTACAGCGTCAAGTGATTCGAATCCCATTCCGGTGATAATCGCTTTCACTTGTGGAGCAGTGATACCACGTTCACGAGCTTCTTTGATAGCAACACGAGCGTCTTCGTGAGTGACTTTAACGTCTCCAGCTGGTTTTGGATCATCCACATCGGATAAGTCGACTGAGTTTTCTTCATCGACACCTTCGAATGGATTTCCTTCTTCTACGACACCAGGATGAGTTGCTTCAGGTTCACCTTTAGGTTCTTCTTTAACCACTTCTCCCTTAATTTCTCCCTCAGGTTGAACTTTTACTTGTTCGACATGAGTTTGAGTCTCTACGGGGCCTTTTTGTGCGCTTATGAGGCATTGGCCGAGAAGCATAACAAGGTCGATTAAGGACTTATCAGCTTTAAGTGTCACTTCGATTTTGATTGGTTCCATTACACGTTTCCTCCTTTCAATCAAATATCTCTGTATACTCGCCATTATCAGTTAGGATGTAATTTATCCCATCGATAGTAGCGTATAGAGGTTTAGTTTCTTCTTCGGGACGTTCCTCGAAGAGTGAGATGTCTTTACCCGGTTCAGGAATAAAGTCATCTTGGTCTTGATAGACCTTCACATCTGGATCGATATCTTCGATGTCGCTCACCTCATAGTGGTAAGAGACTGAGATATCTCCAGAGTCATAATCACGGAAGTTATTTGAATAGCGGATATTACTCCAGGCTTGCATAATTGAGACTGCGGTAGTATCGAAGTATCCAATAACTGTTTTATGGTCATCGTAATCGCTTACTTCCCTTCTTATGACTTTGAGAGTGTATTTCTTTCTTGGCTTTTTCATCTTTGGTTTCCTCCAGATGTTTTTGGTATGGGGCAACGACTGAATCGATTACCCAGTTTAGGAAGCTTACATTCTGCATAGCTTTGGTCCTTTCGATTTGAGGAGCCAGTTAACAGCAGCTTCTCTAGTTTTGAATTCTTGAACTTGGGCTAGTCCTTCACTGTCATCGATCGCTATGTATCGATACTTGCGGATCGGATGGAATCCTGGTCTTTCAAGACTACAGATGAATAGGCCGCCCCACTTCTTTTCTTTTCCGTGATAGAGAATTCCTCTCCAGGCGTTGATAATTTCGTCCATCTCAGTTTTGGTTATTTCACGGATATACGATTCTTTTGAATTAGTGTTCATAAAATTTTTCTTCTTTCATTGACTGCATATATGCGTCATCTCTGAGTAAAAAATTTTGAATCTGATCTTCCACAGACATAATCCATAGAGAATCCAGTTTGATTAGAGATTTTAAGGACATCTGCTAAGGTCCAGTTTGTGTATCCGTTTAATTTGTTTTTAACGGTAGAGACGTTTTTATTACCAAGTATGTTTTGGATATCCTTTACGGTCCATTCCATCTCGGCTTTAATGACTTTCATACGTTTAGCAATTTGTCTTTGTGCGTCTTTCATGGGATTTTCCTCCTTCTTATTAGATTTGTCCGTTGTATGCTACGCGTTGGCGTAATAAGTTTTTTTTGTCCAGCCTTTACGTCCGCCTGTGGCCCAGACTTGTTTTATATTATCTGAGTGTGAGACATATTCGAGATTGGTTACTCGGTTGTCCTGGCGCTTATTGTTTTTATGATTCACATCTGGATGGTTGAACGGATTCTCCAGATATGCAGCTGCTACGAGTACGTGAACCAGTGGAGCCTTCTCTACACCGTTGAGCATTAGATTCACTCTTAGGTAGTGGTTCGTGTTATTGATCCAGGGCTTAAGTAGTTTCTTAGTCTTCTTGTTCCTGACCTTACCAGTCTTGCTTATTTCGTATCCCTCATAGCCAGGAATATCGCGCCACATTATTGTTCCTCAGCGCTTTCGAGTTTCTCGACTTCGCCTCTCATATAATTAACTAGAGAGTCATAGTAGGATTTCATTTCCTTGAGAGTCTCGATTTCTGGAGAGGTGGCGTTTTGGCGTTTATCGAATTCCGCTTTAATCGCTTCTAAGTCTTCAGAGGAGATCATTCCACATCCGTACCAGTCTTGAGCGTCTTCATAAGTGTTATAGGTTTCACCGTTATACTCTACTGGTTCATTAGAAGAGAGCTTTGCCTCTTCCTTTTCGATATCCTTTTTAAGTTTGGATCTAACTTTACCTAGTGCTACTGCGACTTTCTTTGCAGCTTCTAATTTAATGTTCATGTGTTTACCTTCTTTCTATAGTTTTGTTAAGTAATCAATTTGCTGATTGAGGGTGAGATCGTAGACCGAGTGGAGCATTCCATTATCTTCGAATACCTTGCACCCGATTTCTACGTAATGTGGTTTGTCGTTATGCCACATTGGTGATGTAAGTAGGAAGATCCTACAGAGGTTAGTTCCTTTAAGGCGCTTAAGTTGAACCTTTGGGAAGGAATGGTCTTTTACCTCGATGGGAGTTCCACCAGCATTGGTTAAGCTGTATTCTAGGATTTCCCAGTTATTTTCATCGCGGATATATTCTTCGCGTTCTTTCTTATTCTTGAGCATTTAGTTTCTCCTTTTCTACATAGGTGAGAGTGTCACCTTGCCTGAATAGTATCGGGCAGTCCATATCGTTATTCTCTTAGACCGCTTTGTTTGTTATGATCAGATGTTCTCTTTTACAGTAGGACTGGACACCCTTTAGGGGTACACCTACTATAAGGAGTTCATCGACTTTTCCTTTGGTCTTTCCTCGGATACCTCTTTTAACTTCGGGAAGTTGGTAAGCGAAGTAGACACCGTTAGACTGAACTGTGACTTGAACTAATCTTTCTTCCACATCAGTGACCTTAATTGCGAGTAAGCGATTTTCGTGTCCTTCACATCTACGGTGATGGACTGGAGTTGAATACCACTTAATCGAATTTGGATCTACGTGATGTCTCTCCGATAGTTCGGTTGCTGTTCCGAGGTCTAGGAATTCATCGCCTTTATATAGAGCATATGTTGTCATCGCTAGTCCTCCTGTTCGAAGAATTCACATTCTGTTTCTACAGGGAATCCTTCCTCATCCATTGGTAATGGTTTCCATTTGTTATCTTTTCTACATACTGGTTCGTTGTATAAGTCTTCAATTATGCAGTGCTTACATTCAAGGCAATCGTGCTTTACATTTTTATCGGGCATTGTTAGCACCTCTTAGCTATTTCTTCGTACTCTTCCTGAGTAAGATATAAATCAGGATCACCAATAAAGTCGTTGTACTCATTTACGCCCCCCCCCCCGTTCCGATTTAAGGAGTTGAATCATTCCGACCGCTACGCCCTTACGGAAGATAAGAGCAAGTAATTCTTTGTCACTCATTCGACCATCCTCCTTAAGTCTTCTTCGATGTCATCGATGGACTTATCGGTTTCGCTACAGAGGCTAATCATCACTGCCATATCTCTGAAGTAAGATGGTTCGTGATACTTTTCATCGGCATAGCTTTGTAAGCGGTTATACTGAGCTGTGGACATTCCTGTACAAAGTCTATTCTCTTTACAGTAGCTAACGATTTTGTAGGAAGGAACTCTTGGGTCCATATGTCGTTCGAAGTAATCTTCTGGGTCATCTTCCATCTCATCGATTTCCTCATCTTCATCGAGATCGAACAATTCGTCGTCATCAATGTCTTCGCTAGATGTACCTGGTTTGAATATTGGAGATGATTCGTAACATTCCTGCTCTACAGCTTTCGTATCATATAAGTCCGAGGCATTGTGTTCTGTGTTTTCAGAAATAAAAACGCTCAAATCTGATTCCATGTCCTCGAGTTTAGTACCGGCCTCTTGGAAGAACTCTTCATCGGTGCTTCCTGACTCGGCTTCTCTCCAGGCTGTTACCGCTTCATCTTGTAATTCGATGATTTCGGAATGGAGTTGATTGAGCTTTGAATTAAATTCTTGTTTAGTCATTTTTGTGACCTCCTATTTTCGACTGCACATATATTATTGACCGCAAAAGTGCGTCAGTCAATAAAAACTTACTCTTTTGTCTACATTTTTGTGTTCAAAACCTTTATTACTTATAGTAAAATAATGGCGTAGGAGGAGCGAAAAATATGTCAAAAATTAAAGTTCCGAATCACCAAAGTGGGCGATTCAATAACAATCTTAAATACTATAGAGAGAAGGTCGGATTATCCCAGGAAGAATTAGCACGTAGGACCGGTATCAGTCGAACGTACATATCTGGAATAGAAGTGGGCGATCGTAGACTTACCCTTAACACAGCTAAACGTATTGCCGAGGTTCTACATATTAATCCTTATGAATTATTAGGCATGGACGCGATAAAGTATACAGGCGACTTTATGGATACTCTACATTCCCTAGTTCATGCTAACTTTGATAATATGGTTAACGGTATTGAAGCTAAGACAGTCAATATAGTTGACTTTAACATTTATATGATTATCTTTGAGCTCATCACTCACGAAATATCTGAAGATGACATCATCACCATTCATAAGATGGTAGAACTCACTACTAATAAGTTACCTCAAAGGAAGTATCGTGATGACTAGGGCAGTTGCTTATTGTCGATACTCTTCAGAACAGCAACGCGATGGTTACTCAATAGAGGCTCAATTAACAGCGATTAAAGATTACTGCTTAAAAGAGAACATCACTCTTGTTGATAAGTACATCGATGAGGCAAAGACTGGTACGAATGATGAGCGCGATTCCTTCCAGAAGATGATACGCGACTCTTCTAACCATTCCTTTGATATGGTCATTGTACATAAGCTAGATCGATTCGCCAGGAATAGATATGACAGTGCAGTCTATAAGAAGTTATTACGTGATAACGGAGTCACACTTGTATCTGTCCTGGAGCGTTTAAGTGATGATCCAGAATCAATTATCCTAGAATCGGTCTTAGAGGGCATGAACGAGTATTACTCGAAGAATTTATCAAGAGAGACTAGAAAAGGGCTTTACCAACGCGCTAGACAGGGTAAAGCCTGTGGTAACATCCCACTCGGACTTACTACTGATAAAGAAGGACACTTCATTGTATGTTCTGAAGAGGTTCCACTAGTCAAGGAGATATTTGCTAGAGTCGCCTCCGGAGAAAAGCTTGGTAGTATCGCTAGTGACCTTAATGAGCGTGGACTAGTCGGTAAACGCAAGGCGAAGTTCTCTTATCATTCGCTCGAGAAGATTATTAAGAATGAATTATATATAGGAAGATACGTGTACTCGTGGGGTGGAGGAGAGCCGGTCATAACGGAGAATGTGGTTGAACCTATCATCGAGACGTCCTTATTCGCCCTGGCTAACTCTAAACTAGGGGAGTGCAAAAATCCGACGTATCGACGTCATCGCCAGGAAGATTATGTCCTTACTGGATTCCTTTATTGCGGACAGTGCGGTCATCACTATTGTGGCCATACCAGCGCTTATACTCGTAAAGGTAAGAGATATACTTACTCCAGGTATCGTTGTACGGGTAGCGCTAAGAACAAGTGTCGCGCTCCAGTGATTGATAAGGATTTACTCGAGACTGCGATATTTGAGGCGATCGAACGTGATATGCTCCATGTCGATATTATGCGAGACCTGGTTAACGAGATTAATGGACAATTAAAAAAGAGGATGAAGGCCTCTAATAGCGAAAAGACTAAGAAGGAACTGAAGCAGCTTAAAGATAAGAAGGAACGACTACTCGATTTATACCTTAACGGTGAGATTGAGAAAAACACCTATTTAAGGCGCATTAGTGAACTAGACCTTGGAATTACTCACCTTGATGATGAAAATCGCTTAGAGGGTGGTATAATGCCCCTTAAAATTAATGCTGAATACCTTGTATCCGCCTTTAAGTACTTCTTTGAACGTGTGAAGATACATTCAGTCAAAGATCAGATGATGATTCTTAATCACTTTGTAGAACGTATAGATATATACGAGGACCACATTAAAATTACCTATAAAATAAAAAATGCTCTCGGTCAGACATTATCTGGAACCATAGAGCGTATGAGTTTAACCCGTACTCAAGGGGCCTTTAGTACATCGTTAAGCACATATTACTATGTTAGAAGCTATTCTCTTAAGGCTCGAGGACCACTCTTCACTAACGATGACTTCATCAAGTATACCTTAAGGACTGAGACTTATCAATAATTTATTTTGGTCCGCGGTATAATCAATAATAAGTCTTATTAGTATATTAAAATACAATAAGTCTTATATTCATTATAAGTATTAAAAAGAGGGAGCGCAGTGCTTCCTCTTTAGTTTTGTTACGTAATTATTCGAATAATTTCAGCTCTATTGTCCGTCCTTATCGATAATCGCCTCGCTCTTCATCACGATATCTTCTACTTGATACATGGATCCAGAATAGTCTTCTGATTCGCCATAGAAACGAACCACGTTTGACATACGGAGTCCAGTATTTGTGTAGCTTATTCCGCATTCGCATGATTAGTGACGAATGACTTTTTCTTCAGAAAGAGCTTTGGGAATATCTACTTTAACTTCTGCAGGCTTTTTAGTAGCCTTTTTGGCTGAGCTTTCGACTACTACGCTATCACCGTGGATTGCTACTTCGGTGATTCCGGCTTCGGCCTTTGCCTTTTCTTCTTTCTTCAATTCGCTAGCTTGTTTAGAAGCAATAACGGCTTGCTTAATCTTCTTAATTAACTCATAAAGACCGATAGCGCCAGAGCCGAGCACACCAGTACGGGTTCCGACATCTTTCCAGAACTGAGGGTCTCTGAGTTCTAAAGTCCAGTTGAGTTTGGACCAGAAGAGTAAGAAGACAGCGATGAACACGAAGATATAAGGGAACATACCGTTGATCCAGGTAATCTTACTCTTATCAATACCGTACTTTTCTTCCATCTTGATTGCAGCTCTCTTGATAGGAATTTTAACAATCAATGTGAGTAAGATAGCACCAAGCATGATAAGGATTTCCCAAAGATACCACTTGCTGAGAAATTCCATGATTTCTTGCCATAATGTTGGTTCCATGTTGTTTGTCTCCTTTCCTTAGTATTTGTCGTCCGTTTTTGATTGGTATATAGCAAGACTCTATGAGTCGAACTATTTTTCTTTAGGTTCTTGTGATTCGGATACTTCTTGCTTTACAGCTTCTACGTATCGATTGTACTCTTCGAATTCTGGAATCATTGAGACATCGATGTGTAGAATCTCGACCATATGCTGAACCACTTTTCTGAGGATACCCACTTCTTCAGTTAAGGTATACTTTTCTCTGATCTTGTTAACGATAGCAATCGAACGTTGATCAGTGTCCCTAACTTTGCTAGAAGCGTCTAAAGCCTCTTCGACCTTCTTTGTGGTCCCGTCTTTAGGTTTGTAATTTAAGCCTTCCATACGTTATCCTCCTTATGAAATACGTATATAGATGTAATATCAGATGATGATTATTACCTTTCTTAATGTGAGCGATGAAGCACATTAGGCACTCGTAGATCTTCTTTAAAGTCATTCGAGGATTGTTTAAGTGCTTTCTTAGTCTTCTCTTGGCACGGCTCACTACTGTACGAAGAGTAGTCATTAAGACTTTCCCAGTTGGAAGTAGATAATATCTGAATCCAAGGAATTTGGTTGGTTGTCCCAGCTTAGAGATACAAGTTTTGTTTTTACTAATCTGGAGACCGATTTTATTAAGTTCTTCGGTCAGAACTCTTAAGAGATTAATGAGGTAATCCTTATCCTGGTGAATGATAAGCATATCATCCATATATCGGATGTAGTGCTTAACGTGATAGCGCTCTTTAATGAGATGATCGATATCATTGAGAACTGCTAGTTCGATAAGCTGCGATACCTGACTACCTAATCCGATACCAGCGTCACCTTCGAAGCTATCGATGA